TGTGTGGGGGCCCACCGGCGTTTAAGTGTGACTCCGCCGTGGAGTGCAGATTGCTCTAAATGAAGAGGATCTGATACTTCACCAAGATGAGACAATCTCTTGCTCATCTGATGATCGGACGTCTCAGGGTTCATAAAGCCCTGAGCTCTAGTCGTAGTTATACGACCGTCCATTATCATGAAGCACTTCATCAAAGCACCGTATCCCTCCAACCTATCAGTACGGTAGATTGGCCTTGGAACATACGCTTTGGTTTCAAAACGCTGCAAATCACGATTCCACCTTCCGGTGGACTCATAACCCAAGAAAGAAATACGACCCAAGGCTTCACTTGTTGTAGCTACATAGGGGATATTTCCTATGCAACGCTCAAGTTTCTGAAACATGAGCTGGGTGGCGTGCCAATATCCCTTCAAGTAGAAGAGGTTGGCCGTTGAAACCCAAGAAATCACGCGTGAAGCTTGCTGCTTGTTCTCAGGACGCTCCTGCCTAAGATATGTAGGTGTTACCTCATATCCCGCATAGGCGTCGATACCACAAGACTCTCTGAACTTTCCGTTCAAAAAAGTTTTCATGGAATTTACCTTGCAATTGTATTTTTGCAGGTAAGCGAGAACAACATCCGCATTTGCGCTAGGGACGATAATATCATCCCCATACACATACAACTGTCTCGTAACTCGAAAGATGTTACGAGTGTTGCAGGAGAGTCCATTTGCTTCCAAAAGGGCCTTTACACAGACAGTGTAAAAATACATGGCCTCGATCGGAAAGCAAAGAGCAGACCCCATAGACGCGAACTTCAGAAGTGGACCTATTTTACGTCCATCCTGAAGCTCAGCGTGCGTCGACCTGCATGCATCTATCGCATCCCGAAGATCGGGATTTGAACGAAACATGTCTAATGCCAATGACCGCGGAACGCGATCACTTGCATCAGATAAATCGATCGTCGAAGACGATCCATCACGGGAAGACGTCACAGCAATAGCTCGATTCACCGACTGGTCATCAAAATTTAGATGACCTTTAGTCAGTTTGTAATCCGCGAGTATCCGATAAAGGACCTCACGGATACCTTGTTGCGCGAATTGCATACAACAAGGCTCGATTGCTATGATACGTGGCGCTTTCAACGTTTTCGGAACACAAACGACCCTAACGGGCAGTTCGCGTTCTGTCGGCACGATCGTGACTTTCTTGAGCTCCTCACCATCGAAAGGAGTACCCAAAGGGTACCCAGAATCGATAAGAGGGAAATAAGGTTCAAGACGATCATACCAATTGCTCCAAGCATACTTCGCATTTCCGGAAATATGCTCTGCAGTTGCACCGGGACCGTGTCTAGGACGACAGTCATCAAGGCTAATGCCAAAGATGACAGGATTCCAAAGCACGTCACAAACAGCCAAAAAAGAGGCATGTTCGTTAACCGGTAGTTTGAACGTTGAGAGTTCTGACTCAATCGTGACGAAGTTCTCCAGCGCACTCTGAACTCTTTTAGGAGTACAGACAAGTTCGACTCTTTTGAATGTGAGGCAAATTTGCCTAACAGATTCAACAACAGTAGAAATGTCACTGATAGAACCTCCATCATTAATGGATAGGTTATTGTCATTGATTAACTCTCCTGACCTACGGTCAAAGATCTGACTGATCATACCTTGCAAAAAAGCAGGGATTGATCCATCCTTTACTCGGCGAAAGCCAGCAAAAGATGTTGAGTCAATTGAACCCCGCTCCAGTGACTTTTCAAAGTCATTGCAGAAACGCGGTAGGGATAAAGTCATAAACGATATCCCCTCTTCTTTGACCCGTGAACTTACAGTCTGTAAGTCACGTAAATCTAGGACATCAGCGGTACACTTGTTGGCAGCATCTATATAGATGGCTGTCAACAGCTCCAAGAAGTCACTTACGTTGCTTTTCAAGTTCCCTCCTTTATATAAACGAGGTGGACTTCAAGCCACATACTTCCCTCAGCATCAACCCTAGGGGTTGATGCCCAGGTACATCACCTACATTAAATCACTAAAGGCAAAGAAAACTGCCAAGAACCGAATTTTACTAGTCATAATTTCTTCTTTTTAAGGAAGAAGTTTTTGACAATCACGACGGTCTGACTAATCGTGGATCTCTCTTTAGCCGTCAACTTAGTGTTGCCAGCAAGAAAGGATTCCAGGAACATCAGACCTATCGTAAAAGTAAAGTCAGGTATTGAGAAACTCTCAAAGAGAGATTCTGTACCCGTCAGTTTTATACTGTTTGATTTTTGAACCATGACCCCTCCTCTCGGAGGTTAGATCATGATTCTTGACCGAACAGTCTGCCAGAAGCAGTAGTGTCTAGCCAAGTTTTAAAACCGGCTATGAGCTGGTCCACCTGCGTCGTCGAAAAACCGGCCATAGGCCGATCGATGACAGCGTAGAAGGACAGGGTTTCGTAATCGTTGACAGCAGTCAACGGGTCCGGAACAATCGCCTTTTGATCTATGCGCGCCATTGATCTAATTCGATCTTTTGACGCCGAATGGGAAACGGTCAAGGTAAAGGATCCATCATTCTTTTGATAGATCGATTTCTTGCCGTTTGTCTCCACTCGAGGCATAGATTGGGCAACAGCATTAACTGTGATGACCTGTGGGTCGGAAAACATGGGGTTGACCTCCGAAGTTTATCTAGAGGTTGACTGTAGCCATACCGGTCCTTTTCCAAGGGAGAGTATTGTCTAAGGGCTATAGTAGATAGTCCTAAGTGATACGGTATCACGACAGGAAGGAATTGACATCGGTTAGAGAACTGATATCACCCTTTCCATCTAGAGATACTAAGAGCACCTAGAATCATTAACTTCCTGGGATCCAAGTCGGCCCAGGAAACACTAAATCCGTATGGACTTTGTGCGCTTTGACGTGTTTTGGTCGTTTTTGAACGCGACCATTCGCACGTTACAGTACCAGAGTGAAAGGGATATACTTTACGTATAGTCCTCTTAACGGTAGTGTGTTGCATAACGTACAAATATTGAGCCACGGTTTCATCCATGAGTTCATCACTGAGAAGGCCAATTTGGTCTCCCAGATTTGTAACCCAATCGACTAACCATGACCAAGGGATTATTTTGTATACGTTCGCTGGGCTAACACGAAGGCCGAACAACGTCATAAAACGTCGTATCTCCTTCCATCGGCCGGCATAGTCGGCCATAGCTACATCGAACGCAGGAGAGTAATATCTCCACCTTCCTACGGCTGTGACTTTGGTATCTATATCCTCAGTCAATTCCCAGGTAGGCAGAGACGTAAACCAATCGTGTTGACCGCCTGAAGAGGCGTTGAGATGGGCTGGATATCCAGATCCACTCGATATGACACGAGAGGTATGCTCTTCATTGAGGGTGACACGTCGCCTTATTGATCTACCGTTGAGTTTGGAAATATTTTCCAGATACGCGGTATAATTCTCGACTACTTGATGTAGTTTTTGAATGTCAGATAAGAACGGCGCCCAACCAAATTGGTGAAGAAGGAACTTGTCCGCGGCCTTCTTAGGGGCCATGGCCCAAGATTTTCCAGACCCACCGGCACTCGCATACTGCGAGAAAAATGTACCGGCAGTGTCTTTCAACATCTTGGGTAGTTCATGCAATTCTGCAACAAAAACAAACGCAGAAGCCTTCTCCAAATTCGGCCTGGTTCTTTTCCAGGCCTTGTCACCCCAGCCAGCAAGATCAGGTACTGTGGTCGGACCGATGGACATGACGGCACCGAGATCGGTGTCCATTCCAAAATCAAGGTCTTCAGGGGGTCTGAACCCCCCGACCCACTTCCTAGTCGCAATCCGCCGAACTGGATCAATCCAGTCGGGTTGGCTACTATTCAAGTAGGTACCAGCTCCCATTACGGCCGAAGGGTCGTATTCGTTGGTGAAAGTAGAACTAAAGAAATTCCCCCCACTTTTATAGGGAGGGCCAGGATGAACTTCATCCATGGTTACTTTAGCGAATTGAAACTTAGCACTAGGTGTAAACAGGCGCAACTGCCCCTGGTTCCACTTCATGAGTTTCCCATCGGGAAAGTTGAGAGAAGCTTCGAAGAAGCGACCCTCTTCTTGACTCCCGGATTTCGGGATGGCTCTTGTCATCCTTCTAATTCTTGATCCAACGCTTGTTGGCATAAAATAAACCTCCATTAGGACAGGCCAGTTAAGGCATTGCTGCCTAGCACTGCTCTGGCCTGTTGTTTTAGAGAACACCATCGCTGATGTTCCGAGCC